GTGCAAGACTTTCTGGGTCTTTGAATTTCTTGCCATCTCCAACAAGGTCGTCGAAGTATTTCTTAGTTTCGTCTATGACAATTTGGTCATCGTCATTAAGTAAGCTCATTTTTATCCTCTATGGTCAGAAGGAGTCTCAAGTCAGCACAAGCGGCACGAATGCCATTCTTGAATGCCTGCTTATGAGACCAATTGGGGTTGTCATATTCTGAAACGTTAATCTCAGATCGATCTATTGCAGCTTCTTTCTCATCGAGAAGCTGGTGAACACGGTCTAAGACGGGTTTAGCCGCGTAGACTTGGTTCCGAAAAGCATTTATCTCATCCTCGGTCGAGAGGTTAGAGGTCCATTTAATCCACATTACTGCGGTACTCCACCTTGTGTTGCGCCTGCGACACCACCAGGTGCCGCTGACATATCGTGATCTGCCCCAATTCCTGTCGCCGTCTGAGAAGCTGCACCAACCTGTTGCTCTAAAGCATTCATAAACTTCTTGGCTTCTGCTTGTTCAGCAAGAGCCACATAAGGAATGACGACACCGTACTGCTCAAGGTTGAAGATGTTCTCCAATACCTTGGCTAGAACTTTGCCAGAGAAGTGAGGTTGGACTGTTGCCCAAAGTGGCGAGTTAGTTAAGTTAGTTAAATTCTGAACCAAGTCTGCTTGCTCAGAGAAATGCCGAGAAGCAACTGGCTTAATACGTCCAATGCCCGTAATGTCTTCGACACTCAGGGTATCAAAGGACGTTGTATTAAACTCATTATCGAAGACTTTGATTGTGGTTGTCCCCACCATCTGACGCTTAGCTAATTCAAGCATGGCGTTCAAGAGGGGTTCCTCTTCCATCTCTTCGAATTGTTTAGTCTTGCTCTGGAATAGACGTGAAGCAGCGTTCTCCATTGACTGGACTTCGTACTTAGTCTTTTCACCGGGTGTCCTGAAACCCATGGCTTCGCGCGGAGCGCCAGCCATCATTTCCATCAAGGACTCCAGACGTTCGATCTTCTGATCCGCCTGCATGATGTTAACGTTCGGCTAAACGATTTCTACAGTCCCTTCCTCAGAGACATAGATATCTGCACCAGGCTGCCAGACGAACTCCTCCACCATTCCCTTGATCATTTTAACCGGGAAAGCGGTGAAGTCCCATATATCGGCTGCCATATTCTCCAAGTGGTCCATGCGGTACTGCATGCCAATTAGATTATCTAACGGACCCATACCCCAGAGGTTATCCGGCTTTTTACGCCACGAACAATGAAAGATAGGCGGGAAGCCAAAATAAGATGGGTTAGGTTTATTACCAATAAGCTTATGACGGTCAACCACGGTAATAACGTGGTTCTTAAAGAAGACATCATCATCCTGACTATAAAGATCGCCGTAGAAAGTCAGTACCTCAACCATTCCTGATTTGAGATACTCGCGGTAGGAAGTAAATCCATCCAGCAAATAGAGCTGGTCCAGTTCCTTCCACTCGCCTTCAAAGCGAACAGCAGTGTCTCGGAGATTCTTCAGGTAGTTCCAAAGCTCTTCGTACTCTGCGTGATTCTCGTCAGAAGACATACGTTGCAGAAGCTCTTTAAGTTCGCCTAGGGAGATCAAAGACCTCACAATCTTAGGAGAAGCTTGAAAGCTTTCTGCGGTTGGATTGAAGACAATATTGAGTGGATTGATACGTCTAATCGCAGGGCCGACATAACCTACCTGCGTCTTATCTGGTAATTCCACCCGCTCGTCAGACCACTCAACTGTGGCAAAGCAATTGCCGTAGTCAATGTAGTCTAAGAGAATCTTGTCCATCTCATTCTTGAATGAGTTCTGACTGATGACCCAAGCCATGTAGTTGGTGATTGCATCACGCTTGGCTACAGAATCAGGGGACTCTTCGTTAGCTTCCCAGACCAACCATTTCCTCTGAGGGAACATGGTGGCAACATAATTTGCATACAGGTTATCGCGGATTTGACACAGCTTGGGAACAGTAGTACTGTTCTTCCATGGAAGCTGTGCATTAGTAGTCCGCTTGGTATCTGTGGCATAGACGTAGTTGCGTATTTCCAGTTTCTCTTGTTTCCACTGGTTACGCATCATATCCCACTCACACCACTTCTCAGTGATGGAGATGGCTAAACGATCCTCGGAGAGGATATCGTTTCTTAATTCTAGAACTCTACCGGTCACCGGCCAATCCTAACAAACACGGTATAAATACCTTTCTTTTCAATTCCCCAGTGGATCATTTAGTGCGACCAAGCGTTGCATATTACGCTTATAATTATCCCACCGACTACCAATACAGCGACAACCGCAAGGGCAATCCCAATAGTAACAGCAACACTTGTGACAACCTCTGCCATTAGGCGCAGCCTCCGAATTTAGAATGGTAACTAAACATATTTGAAATATCTTTCTTAAAACTTGTATATAAACTCATTGTAGGAGCAAGACTTGATGCAAAATCTACCACACTCGCCAGTGCGTCTTTTACGTCATCATGTGCAGGGTTCGCGTAGATCAGCTCTTCTTCAAGGATTTGACAGTTTCCTGTGGGGTAGTGCCAGATTTGTTTATTGGCGTACTTCGGTTCAAGAACAGCCATTATACGTTCTTCTTTACTGCCTGACCAACGACCTGGCCTATAGTCTTCTACAGACAAGGCTAACCCGAGAGGACGTATGTACGACTCTTTCAAGTCAGTTACAATTGACTCCTGAGCAGCGACAACTTCAGCCCGGATTTTGCGAAAGCCCCATTTCTGATGAAGAGCTAAGATGCGTTTTATCTGCTCTGAAGGACTCTTAGTTTGGAAACGATCTATTTCTAGAACATAGTAATTCTGGTTTCCATCAACTCCAACAACCACAATAGCAGAATAATCGGAACGCTTATTAACAGTAAAAGCGAAATCAACCGCAGCAAAAACATTCAAGCGTTGGTCCCTGAAGAACCATCTCCCACCGCGTGCTGTTAACCAGCCGGGTTCGTAATATTGGAACGAGTCTCTTTTGAAGACTGATGCCCCGACGTCGTGTGGATCGTTATAATATTGGGCCCTGAAATGCGTCTGATTAATGTACTGCTTTTTCTTCGTAGCCAGAGCTTCCCGGTCGAATCCAAACCACTTGCCGTCATAACGTTGCTGTTTCGGCCACAGAAATTCCCCGCTCCCATCCCCAATAGACTCAACAGTCTCTGAAATTCCGTAGTCGGAGTTTCTCTCGAACATAGGTGTGGAATTAGTAATTCTTCCTTCGTTGTCATAGTCGTCTAGTTTGATTTCTAGAAGCTGGGCGTACAAATCATCAGGGTGATACCGAGTACCAACAACCCACTCACGAGCGCCGACGTGCTCAACGCTGGATAATAGTCCATATTGATCCTTTACTTTCTCTCTGCCATCTTGTGTATAAGCATTACCAGACACAACAACATCATCGAGGACACAAATATCGCAATGTAGCCCGACGATGTTTGTAGTGAGCCCGGCGGTAAAGATAGAAGGCTCTCTAACACTTTCAGCCCGTCTTCGAGGGTCATCTACCGATATCTCCCGTTCAGTCCACTTCTCACGCTTGGTCTCTTCCTTGTTGATCATCTCCGGCCATAAGAGGCTGTAGTTGTCGCAAGTAAGAATATCCTTGATGAACTTGAGCTGCTTCGTAGCGAGGTTGCTTGTCGAGGAAATGAAAAGGATCTTCAGGGTCGGGTCGCGAGTAAGTTCCCAGGCAACCCGGTAAGCAATTAAAGCAGACTTCATATGATCCCGTGGGATCAAGAGAATCTGATGTGTTTTTGCAGCGGGTCTGGTCCACCAATTTATAATCTGCCTATGAATGTTGCCAAGTAATCGACGGGGATGAACTGTAGTGATGAACTTCTCTAGAGAAGATTCACATGCCCTCCGGAGGTCTTCCCTCTCGGGACTCAGCATCTTCCTTCTTTTTACGCGCGTAGACGCGACTCGAAACCGCATTCTGGAGTCTGATTTCCCAGAGTCCGTTCGTGATGTCGTTAAACCTTTTGTCATCGTGTCTTTCGTGGTATTCTAACTTTTCATTGATGGCACCGAAGATACGTTCAAACCGGACATCCATTTCTTTGGAGATACCAGCGAACCTATTCGAAAGCCACAATGCATGCCCCCAAACTGCAGAGAGAATAGTTACGCCTAGCATTACTTGAGGAACGTATTCCATTACGCAAAGGAGACAGTAATATCATTAGTATTTGTAGTGACGACAGTCAAACCGATGTTGAACTTAACATCGTAGAACAGCGTGACGGGGGAAACGAGAGCGGCTGCACCTTGTGTATAGGTTGCGATGACAGTACCGCTACCTGCAGTATTATCGAAGACAGTCATCACACTACCAATTGCCATGTTCTGGAGATTGATTGCGAAGAGCTGACCGGCGCCGACTTTAACAACAGTCGTGGCTGCAGCAGTAATATTCTTGTAAGCATTAAAATTAGAAAAGGGCATTATATTTCTTTCTGTTTATTGGCCGAAGTTCCAAGGACCCTTGAACAATTGGGTTACGCCTTCGGGAGCATTGGTCATCATTTCTTTAGCCACAGAACCTATGTCAGGAACACGGTGTTTAGCGGCCATGTCGAGCATTGCACGGAAGCCACCGGCACCATCATTCGTAGAGAGCGAACTCAATCCACTCAATGATTGCATACCATTCTGGGCACCTATGAAATCAAATAAATTCATTAGTACATTCCACGGCTGGAGTCGCTTTTAACTTTAATTTTCTTCTTCTTTTTGGCCATTCTGCTTGTCTTTGTGTTGAAAAGGGAGTAACTTGGGTATACAAATGTCGGCGCACATTATAAACTATTACGTAAGAGGTGTCAATGAATTACTGGATATGTCACAAATGTGGTGGATGTAATGAACCAGAGAATACTAGATGTTGGTTATGTCGAGAACCTAAATGAAAAAGAAATGGAAACAATTGGAAACTGAGAACCTAGAAAACCTAGAGAAGTTAATGGAAGAAATGGCGGGACAGCCCTATGAAGACCATTGCATTCGTAGACCCGGTGAAATGAATAGTTATGAGAAACATAACAGGGAACTTGAGCGGGATCGAATTTACGCTGAAGAAGTTCTGAAACAATTCATTCCAAAAAACTCAGACGGGAGTCCAGTGAAGTACGAGAAGATACTATGATTGAGTTAAAACATACCCTGGAGATGGGTGATATTAGAAATAGGCTTAATCGGCTAGAGAAGGCCGTGGATGCGTTAAAATCAACTGAGAGCTATAGGGGTAGCGCTCACCCCCTAGAAACTCACCACAGAGGCTCCTAGAGCGATTGAGAGGCATTGTAGATGAAAGACTACCGAGCAATCTATCCCAGGCTGATTTATAGCTTCTCTTGTGATTACACCAAGGACGATGAACACGGATGCATCTTTCCCTTCATTGAAGAATTGTTAGATGAAATAGATAGGCTTAGAAATGAATCAACACTTATTTAATTTAGAGAACAAACTATCTGAATGGCGTAACCGCGATCAGGAAGATAGTATTGTTTTATCCCGCAGTGATGTCATCCTTTTGTTAGATGGGATTGAGCATTATCGTTGGAGAGATAGAGACATTTAATGGAAGAACACTTGTACTGCATGACGGGGATAGATATTAGCCGAGGATTGGTTTTAGCTATCGCCATAACTGTTGGTTATATTATAGGAAGGATTAAGTAAATGGATTTAGCTGTTTTAGGAATTATTGAGTTTGTATTGAAGATGGTTCTTTACGTCATCGGTATCTCAGCCGGCTTTAAATATTTGGTGAAGTAATGGTAGAACCTTGGAGATGTGTACACTGCCCGCAACTAGGTACGCAACAGACGACTCACTGCAAGAGTTGTGGAACACGGAGGCATTGATGCTGAGTAATTCAGAAGGGGGTCGAACCCCCTTTCTTTGTACGCGATGTAAGTATTGGGTTAGGTACCCACACAATTGTGAAGGATATCGTAACTAACGTAATTGGAGATTACTTAAAATGAAATTTGTATATTGCTTGAGATGTGAAGTCTACCACCAACCACCCAAGTGTCGATGCAGATAAGTCAGAAAGATTTCAATAAAGCTATTGCAGCTTTGA